GCCCAGTCGCTTCCGCTATCTCGTCGGCATAGCGGCCGATAAGGTCGCAGAACATACCACACATAATGTCGAGGTTTGCGCTCGGGAAGAATCCCTTCAAGTCCCACTTGATGATGCGTGCCTCGGTGCGGTAGCCGTTGGTCACTTCGGCAATGTCATCAATAACCCGATTGATGGCAGCCTGTGAACCTTTACCGATGCGGTTGTTGAAGGTACGCGGGTGCAGTTCGCGCTCGATATAAGGAGAAAGCGAGTCGCACAGCAGATGATCTGCCATGCGACCCTGGAATTCCGTGGCAAAGATTTCCCGCCACTTCGGAACGGACGTGAGGAAGGCGTAGTTGCGCTCCACACGGAATGAACGAGTGGCAAGCGTCTGAGCCATGCGCCGCAATCCCGGCACCCATTGGCGCTCGAAGTCGATAGAGTCGCGGCCGTATCGCTTGTTTTTGCGTGTGGCGTACATGGTCTCAATTAGCCACTTGGTAATATGTTCCTCAGTCATTGTATGTGACCTTATGCGTCTTAATCTGTTGTGATGTGAGCCTGAGTAAATTCGTGACCGCCTGACAGCGATTCCCGTTGTTGACGTTGTTGTTGTTGAGGTTGCCGTTGTTGCCGTTGAAGATCCAAGCGTTGTTCACGTTGTACCTCTGGGCGAACCAACGGTTCGTGGAGTGTCGGAATGTCATACCCTCCGATTGCGACTGGCGTGCCGCACGGATGCGGGTTATTCTGCTATAAATGATAGCCGCATTCCCTTTTACTTGCTCATACTGACAGCAACCTCTTGCACTCATGCCGTCTGCGCCGGCTCCGACTGGGTGCCGATTGCTGGCGCATCGTGGACGGTGCCGACCTGCTGCTGCTCCTGACGATTAAGCGTGCGCGATGCGTTACGCCACCTCTTAATGCCTTCGTCTATCCGTTCCAATATGGTTGCCACGCGCACTTTGTCACTGTCGGTCATCAACCCCTGCACAATGCAGAGGTCGAAATTGGCAAGCAGACGCCCGTAGCAACCAAACATTTTATGAATCTCTTGCAAGCGTACCTCGGGGCATTCCTTGGCGATGGTAAACGACTCCACGATGCCGTTGGCTGCCCGCTTCATTTCCATCGGAGCACCCTCGATACGTTCTATCTTCGGCATCCGCTGGATGCAGCCGTAAAGGATATAAAGCAAGTTCTTCGTGTCGGCAAGAATGGATTCTTTATCACGCTTAGCCTTATTGCCGCGAGGTTTCTTGTATGTATTCATATTTTGCAGGTAATAGCGAGGCGCGGGGACGCGCCTCGCAGAGATTATTCAATATTCAAAAGCGTGACCGCCTGACAGCGATACCCGTAGTTGACGGTGTAGTAGGTGAGGCTGCCGCCGTAGCCGCTGAAGATCCAAGCGTTGTTCACGCCGTACCTCTGGGCGAACCAACGGCTCGTGGAGCTATTGATAGTGGTGGTACCCATCTTGCTGATGCTGGGTGAGAGAGCCGCGATGGTTTCATCTCTCATCAGCATTGCACCTTCAGCTACACCTGGCAGATACCAGTCACCAAAGTCGAGGCCATCAACACCGAACGACTTAGCGTATCCGTAATAAAGTGCGGGGTACTTATACTTCGTGCCGCCAGCCTTGGTGGGAGCCGTCATGCGAGCGTACTTCTCGGCCATAGCCTTACCTGTTGGAAGCGAGAATGCGCCGAGTTTTTGAGGACACGCCACACGGTATTCTTGATGAATGTATTCCTTGTATGTGCCGTAGGTATCACGCAGCAGTTGGCAGTAAGACGAGGAGTCGAATGCGGTTTTATTAACGATACCTGCGTTGGAATTCAGTGGCACATCCTCAGTCGGTGTGCGGCCATTGGTGCCATAATAAGCAGCACCGCGAGCATCGTTCATGATTTTCTCTCCACCTTGACGCATGTTCACACGGAATTCGCTGTTGCTGTTAGCGGGCATGTCACCCCAGGTGATATGTGTCAGTCCTGAACAGTTATAGAAACGATAGTCGGTGCAAGCATCGCGCTGTACGATCACGCGGTTGTTCGTATCGTCGGCATACGCCCACCACTGATCGATGGTAGTTTGTGGTGCACCGAGTTCAGTCAGCTTCGCCTCGATAGCGGCGGTGCAGGCAGCGGCAGCCTGTGCCAACGTCGTAGCGGTATAGGTGAAGGTGATGCTGGTGGTAGTGTCCCAGTTGGGGATACCGAATCGCAGACCAATGGTCTTAGAGTGTTCAGCACCATCGAGCACAGCGTCCGTCCAGGCAAACTGGCTCACGTCGAGCCACTTCACATCGGCACCCGTTTTATGGATGACACCCACCTGCTTACCCTTACGGAAATACACATAACCCACGTGCGTCCAGGCAGCGGGAATGTTTGCCTTCTGAATCCAGGCACCGCCCTTCACATAAATAACCTTGTTCTGGTCGTCGAGGAATACCACGTCGCCAACGGTAGGCTGTGTGGTTACCACGTTCACACCGTCCACGATAATCTCGCGAGTTGTTTCTATCATGCTCACCTGGCTCTCGGTGGTGGGCTTCACGGCGGCATTATAGTCCGCCTTGCTGTTGTATGATTTTATTGCCATATCTTTATCCTTTCTTTATTTTTAATTCAACAAAACCCAGTCGCTGATGGCACCCGTCACACTGAATGCCTTGTAGCACTTCTTGTTGGTCACGTCAAGATACTCCTGTCCGACCATTGTGGGAACGTTCGGAGAGGCTGGCGCACCATCACCTGTGAGATACATGTCCTGTCCGCACAACTTCGGGGAGTTTTCAAAGTCGATGCTTACGGCCTTGGTCTCGCCAAGGTTCTCCAACTGCGCCTTCAGTCCGTCGATGGCAGCGAAGAGTACAGCGAAAGCCTGTGCCAATACGCTCTGCCCAGGAGCACCGACAAAGTTGGTGGTGATATTTTTGAAGATACCCCAACCAACTACCAGCGCAGTGCCACCGCTTACGGTAGCCGTCAGTCCTGATACGACCACCGTCATAGCCGTCGGACAGAGGTAGATGTAATAACCAGTAGAAGGCATTGCAGACACGGCCTGCTTCATCAGTGGCTCATAGAACTGCTCATTCACTTCTCGGGTAGCGGGAAGTGTGGTGTATGTCTGCCCGTCACGCGTCCATCCTGTCAGTACGGGTGTGTCGCCGCTCTCGTCATATACGGCGGTATAGACCAACGTTGAGTCGTAGTCAGCCGTTGCCGTTGCAGGCAGTTCGGGGTAGTCGGTGCGATAAGTGTAGATGTAGGCGATGACCTTCTGGTATGTACGATCAACCAATCGCGCGATAACGCTAACGTCAGCAGGAACGGCCTGCGCACTCGGCACGAGCAGGATGTCACCGGCATTGAGCGACACGGGGGTGCTGATGCCGTAACCGCTGGCACTGGTTTCGCCACCGTTCACGTTGACGTACTTGCCGCTCTTAGCCTGCTGGAGTGTGATTTCGCGCTCACCATCGTACTTGCCGAACGACTTGTTGATGAATGCTACGAGGTCCTGAAGGTTGGTGATGTCAGCCACCTTTGCGTCCACCTCGGCATCGCGCTGTTGCTCGTGCTCGTTGAAGGTGGTATTACGTGCTGCCTCGGCCTGCTCGTAGGCTTCCTGGCGTGCAGCCTGGCTCTGCACGAAGGTCTGCTGGCGTTCTGCCTCCTTGGTCTCGCGCTGCTGCTCCTGGTTGACGCGAGTCTGCTCGTTGGCGATGCGCTGCTGTTCGGCAGCGGCACGGTTGGTCTCTGCCAGTGCTCGCTCGTCCTCGGCATTGGCACGGAGGGTTTCAGCCAGGACGCGGGCTTGCTCTGCTTGCACTCGTGCTGACTCGGCACTCACACGACCTTGCTCAGACGTGATGCGCTGCTGCTCCTTTGTCTCGCGCTGGGTTTCTTTGGTGACACGCTGCTGTTCGGTATTGATACGTGCCTGCTCTGCCTCATTGCGCTGGGTCTCAGCGGCGATACGTGCTGCCTCGTGCCGCTGACGCAATTCCTCTGCTGCCACACGCAAGGCTTCGTCCTGTGCGATGGCGGTATTCAGAGCGGCTATGCGGTCGCTCTCGGCCTTGATGCTCGACAGGTTGATGATACAGAACCACCAGTTAGCATCGGTCAGCGGATGACCCACGTTGCCTGGCTTCAGACTGCGGTAAACACTTAGACACGTGGGGTCCTGAACTACATTGGCATTGCCATAAGGAGTGGCGGAATTATACTCGCCCTTCCATGCCTCGCCTACGAGGTAGCGGATTTCTTGAACTTGATCATTCATATCTTTATCGTTTTAATTCGTTATGCGTTTGGGAAACTGATAATCAACTCTGCGGTCTCGTAGTCGTAGCGGATGCGGTCAACCTCCTGCTGGAGTCCGCTGATGGTGAGGATGCCCGTCGCTGGGTCGAAGTTCATCATGGGGAATAACATTCCACCGCTCACGCCCTTGGTATAGACCGTCTTGTGCCGGCCCTGTCGGTTTGTGACGGTCAGGTCGTAGCCGTTCAGCTCTGCATCCACATTCTCAGCACCCTCGATGGCTGTGCCTGCTTGCTGCATCATCTGCTGAAACTCGTTCACGCGCCCACTCTCGGCACTCACACGGCCTTGTTCGGCCACGATGCGTTGCTGCTCGTTCTGAATGCGCGTTTCCTCGTTTTGGACGCGCTGCTGCTCATTCGCTATTCTCTGTTGCTCGTTGGCGATACGTTGTGCCTCGTTAGCATAAGCAGGGAGAGAGAACTGAATCTCAGGAGCCGTCTCACCGTTGAAGTCCAACATCACCTGATACTCCTCGCCATCTATCTCGGTAATGATGTTCGCCTGATTCAGTACCTCGTCCTCGGTGTCGTCCGGGAAGTCGGCCACCGTGAAGTGGTAGGCTATCTGGTACTTCATCTCACCGATGGGCAGATGGTGGTCATCGAACTGCACCGTGAGCTTCGTCGGATCACTGGGGTCATACGCACAATGAATATAGGTCGTACCGTCCCATTGCGCAAAGAACGCCCGACTTGGTGCACCAGTCCAAAACTTGATGCAAAATGGTGTCATCCACCCTGCATCACTCTCCAAAGTCAGAATGAAGTCCGACTTATAATTGATTCTAAAGATTTTTGCATCCATATCCTGTATTATTTGAATTTCCGTTTGTGTTACCATCTGCCAGCCGCATGTAGGGTTTCACCCAGAAGTCTATGCCGTAGGGGATTTGGTACAACTGCACGTTCTCTTCAGGACCACGATGATTGTACAAGTGATCCACCAACTCCAAGCCGGCTATGGTCAAACCTCCCTCTATGTCTTCCTGACTCAAATTCTCGCGCACATCTTCCCATGTGCGGTTCATCAGTCGTAGGATGCCAATCTCAGCAGCGTTCCCGTAGGAAGTCAACAGCGAATCCTCCTCGTTGCCGTCTATGCGCGAGTTCTGCTTGATTCGTTCCAATGTTAGCCATTTCATACTTTTTATTTTTATCTCTTTACCTTCCCGCCGAAATGTTGTTTAAGGTTTACCACCGCGATTCCCCGCGTTTCTGTGAAACAAAAAAATGAGGCAGCGAATCTCACGACCCACTGCCTCAGGAACTTTACAATGCTATGAAAAAACGATGTCAGTTAATATTCGGTAAATATGTCTTATGGGTTTACCGTCAGTCCACCACCAACTCGAAGAATCCTCCTCGCACGACATCCCGTCGCCAGTCCACGCTCTGATAACCGAGCAGGTACTTGTTGGCCGTGTCGCCCAAGTCGTATTGCTTTGTCATATCGAGTAGTCCTGCGTCTGCTTGCACATCGGCAATCACCAACTTTCGGCTCACTCCGTAGTATCTTCCAGCTCTTGCGGACAATTCGTCTTCTGGAAACCCATCGCCATAGAGGACGGCCACCACATCGCCAATGCTGTCCA